ACTTGGAGCTATGTCTGTTTCTCGTCCTATACATTATGTAGGGACAGACCCTAACACAGACAACTTCATTCCTGAACTTGGTATCTCGCGGTATGAATACCTCGCAGATTTTTATCTTCGGTCTATTGGTGAAAAAGGAAATAACATCTCCAATAAGTTTTTCCAAACCGAAGAGAATCATACCTATGAAGTTTTCCAAGATGGTTCTGAATTGATTGGGCAAAATCCTCGGTTTCAAAAGTATCGTGGTAAGTTAGACTTTGTGTTCACTTCACCACCGTATTTCAATCGTGAACAATACTCGGATGATGAAACACAATCATTCAAGGCGTATGGACAATACTCTGATTGGAGAGACAACTTTCTTCGTCCAACACTTACAACTGCTGTGGAATACTTAAAATCAAACCGGTATCTTTGTTGGAATATCGCAAACATTCGTGTCTCATCAAATAAGGTGGTTCACCTTGAAGAAGATTCTATTCAGATTCTCCAAGAGTTGGGAATGGAATATAAAGGTAAGATTGGAATGTTGATGGCTAAAATGATTGGTAATTCCGATATTGAAGCTCTAACAAATAAAGTTTGGTTTAAGGGTGAGTGGTGGAAGATAGAACCTATATTCGTGTTCTACAAACCCTAAAAAAGGAACCTTCGGGTTCCTTTTTCATTTGGAAATGTCCCAAAAATTTCGTATATTGTATCTCATTCAAAACAACAAGGTTTCACAATGTTCAATACACAACACACTCTCTATGTAGAGAAGTATCGTCCTCAATCTCTTGATACCTATATCGGTAATGAAACAATCAAGGAAACATTCAAACGATACCTACAATCAGGCGATGTACCACACCTTCTTCTTTATGGTGATGCCGGTAGCGGTAAGACAACACTTGCCAAGATTGTAGCCAACACAATCGCAAAAGACAATTACATTTACATCAATGCTTCCGACGAGAACTCCATTGATACTGTCAGAGACAAAATCAAGCAGTTCGCATCGTCAATCGGTTTCGGTGGTTTGAAGATTATCATTCTCGATGAGTCCGATTATCTCACACCGAACGCTCAGGCGGCTCTCCGTAATATTATGGAGACGTTTAGTAAGACCACGCGTTTCATCTTGACGTGTAACTATGTTGATAAGATTATTGACCCGATTCAATCTCGTTGTCAAATCTTCAACATCGTTCCACCGTCAAAGAAAGATGTTGCCGTTCACACGATTGGAATTCTTGACGGCGAAGGAGTGGAGTTCTCGAAGGAAGACGTTGCACAAATTATCAATCTTACTTATCCTGATATTCGCCGTGTACTTAATACAATCCAACGTTGTATTCTCGACGGTAAACTTCAACTTGATAAGTCAACACTTGTTCAGAATAATTTCTATTCTACCATCGTTGATATTTTGAAGTCGGGTAAGAACAAGAAAGAAAAGTTCACGGAGATTCGTCAGATTCTTGCTGACAATAACATTCGTGATTACAATCCTCTGTTCCGTTATCTTTACGATAATGTAGAACAATATGCCAATGGATTTGTATCCACGGTAATTGTTACCATCGCGGAAGCACAATATAAAGATGCAATGGTAGTTGACCACGAAATAAATGCTATGTCTATGTTTATTCAACTCATTATGGAAATTGACCAACGGAAGTAATATGGATTTAACATTAATCATAGAAACTAATGATTACAGAATCATGAAACGCATGACTGCAACGGAAATTGAACAGACAGTATCTCCAAAAGATATACTATACGATACATATCAAGAAATGAAACAATCAATAACAAAAGAAATAATCGGAGAAACAAAATGAGCAATGTATTTGATATCGGTGGGGGTGAACAATCACAACCACAACCACAACGCGTAAATGTAAATTTGAGTGAAGCACAAGATATTACTTGTGATAAGTGTGGTGGTCACTTCTTTCATTCAGTAACTTTCTTCAAGAAGATTTCTGCACTTATGTCCCCAACAGGCCAAGAGGCAATCGTTCCACTCGAAACGTATGCCTGTCTTGAATGTGGAAATATAAATCCAGAGTTTCTTCCAAAGGGATTCGGACAAAATGGCTAAGAATCTTTTTGACCACATCAAAGGGGTTTCCAAAGATAAAGTAAAATGGGAATCTCTTTCGGCGGAAGATCAAAAGACGTGGAATAACTTTATCATCACACGATGGTTCTCTATGGAGATGGAGCTGGTGGATGTCATCAATGAGTTTCAAAAATACTCAAATGGCATCCTCACTCCAAAAGATTACTACAAACTTCTATTTGACTTCTTACCGAAGTCATCTTTCTTTTTGAAGTACACCAAGAAGAAAAACAAGATAGAGATAGACCAGCAGTTTATTGATTTGTTCCGGCAGCACTTTCAAGTTGGAAAGAAATTGATTTATGAGTATATTGTAGATCTTGTTCGTATCAATCCAAATGAGTTAGTATCTATTTTGGAATCATATGGTACAAAGAAAGAAGATATTGAAAAATTCAAGAAACAAATAAAGACACTAAAATGAGGACAAGTAAAATGGCGATAAAAGAAATTGACTTGGGTAAGAAGAAAGATGAGAATGATATTGTTGCCCAAATGGAAGAGAAGTTTCCTGCAATGACTTCTGACTTTAAGAGAATTCAACGTGAACAGTATGAATTGTTTTGCCGTAAGCAATCAAATTATGGACCAGACAATATCTCGTTGGGAACAACTCTTGAACGTGAGAATGACAGAAAGTTGTCACTACAAGGTTTGTTCTTTCGTTTGAATGATAAAATCAATCGGTACAAACAAATGATTATGTTTGGTTCGGTGGATGCCGTTGGTGAATCATTGGAAGATACATTCAAAGATATTTCAGTTTATGGAATTATCGCTCAACTTGTGCAGAATGGGAAGTGGGGTAAGTAATGCCTGCGGCTAAAATTTCCTTTTCACAATACCAAATGTGGAAGGGATGCCCTCATCGTTGGAAGTTGAATTACATTGACAAGGTTGATGTTGGTTCACCTTCACTTGCACTTGTATTTGGAACTGCAATGCACGAAGTTCTACAAATGTATATCGAGATAATGTATCGGTCTACTGTTCAAGAAGCAAATGAACTTCCACTTGAAACACTTCTCCAAGAAAAGATGCAAGAGGTGTATAAGAAGTCATTGGAAGAAAATGGTGGTGAACACTTCTCTGACAAAGAAGAGATGCAAGAATATCTGATTGATGGTATTGAAATTATCCGTTGGTTCAAATCGAAGAGAGATGAGTTCTTTACAAAGAATGATTGGGAACTTGTTGGTATTGAATCGCCAATCAACATCGTTCCTGTTGAAACTCATCCAACGGTTCGTCTTGTTGGATTCCTTGACCTTGTGATGCGAAATAAAAAGACAGGGATGATCCACATCTACGATTTCAAAACGTCAACAAGTGGTTGGAACAAGTATATGAAGGCCGATAAGACAAAGGTTTCCCAACTTGTTCTTTACAAGACGTTCTATGCAAAACAATTCGATATTGACCCCGACGATATTGTTGTTGAGTATTTGATTCTAAAACGTAAGATTGATGAAAGTGCAGAGTATGCCGCTATGAGAAAACGTGTTCAACGATTTGAACCTTCTCACGGTAAAGTATCACAGGGAAACATCCTCAAAGAAATTCAAAACTTCGTGGTAACAAATTTCGATGAAGAAGGAAATAAGAGAACAGATATTACACACACCCCAACTGCCGGCGAAAAGGGTAAGAACTGTAAGTGGTGTGAATTCAAAGATAGATATGATTTATGTCCAAAAGAAAATAGGGTAAAGTAATGAAGTATGCATACACATTTGATGACATTCAGATTATACCAAAGTATTCAGAAATAGAAAGTAGAAGTCAGTGTGAATTAACAACAAGATTTACAAGACAATATACAATCGGAACTCCACTTGTTTCGTCCCCAATGGACACCGTTACCGATTCGAAAATGGCTCTTGCTATTGCATCGTATGGTGGTGTTGGTGTAATTCACCGTTTTATGAAAATTCAGGAACAAGTTAAACACGTTCTAAAAGTTAAAGAACAAGAGAAGTTAGTATCTGCCGCAATCGGTGCAACCGGTGATTACCAAGAACGTGCGATGGAACTTGTAAACGCTGGTGCAATTGTTCTACTCATTGATGTTGCTCACGGAAACACAAAACAAGTTCGTGATGCAATTAATTGGTGTAAACAAAATCTCCCATCATATGTTGACATTATTGCAGGTAATGTTGCAACTTATGAAGGTGCTCGTAATCTCGCCGAGTGGGGAGCTGATGCGATTCGTGTTGGTATTGGCAATGGTTCACTTTGTGAGACAAGAATCAGAACAGGAATTGGTATTCCTCAAGTAACTGCACTTATTGAATCAATTCGTGCCGTAGAAGAATCTGGTATTGATATTCCTGTTATAGCTGACGGTGGTATCAAGATGACGGGTGATGTTGCAAAAGCACTTTCACTTGGTACAGATTCTGTTATGGTTGGTTCACTTCTTGCTGGAACTCGTGAGAGTCCGGGAGAAATTCATCGAATGGGAATGTGGCCAAACGAACAATTGTTCAAGAAGTATCGTGGTTCTGCATCGGCCGAAGTAAAACAAGTTCACGGCCTCGAAGAAAAGAATGTTGAGGGCAACTCAAAGTTGATTCCATATAAGGGCAAGGTTGAGCGAATCATCAATGATATTAGAGACGGTGTTCGTTCTGCCATGTCTTATGTAAACGCAACAAACATCTCACAATTCCACACAAATTCAGAACACGTTTTGATTACACAAAATGGTTTGATTGAAGCAAAACCACACTTGTTATTGTAATCGTTTTTTCGTATATTGATATTTATTGTAAATGAAGTTTCGTAATAAAAGGTTTTGTAATGGCAAAGAAAAAGATTCTCCTTCTATCGGATGACCTCCGACTCACATCAGGAATTGCAACTGTATCAAGAGATATGGTAATTGGGACAGTTAATAAGTATGACTGGTTTCAAGTCGGTGCCGCTATCAATCATCCCGAAAAAGGAAAGTTATTAGATTTATCAGATGATGCAAAAAATCTAACAGGTGTTAGTGATGCTTCAATTAAGATATTCTGTAATGATGGCTATGGTGATCCACTATTAATACGTCGAATCATTGATAGTGAAAAGCCAGATGCTATTCTCCACTTCACCGACCCAAGATTTTGGGGATGGTTGTATGCTATGGAACATGAAATCCGTACAAAGATTCCAATTTTATATTTGAATATTTGGGATGATATTCCAGACCCAATGTGGAACAAGGAAGCTTACGCTAGTTGCGATCTATTGATGGCAATTTCAAAACAAACATATGGCATCAATCATAGAGTATTGACTAGGTTTGGTGAAGATGTGCCTTCTCATAGAATCACATATGTACCTCACGGTATAAACACAGAGATGTTTTATCCTATAACTGACAGTGATAAAAATTGGCAGTCTTTCCAAAATGAAAACAATAAAATTCGTGGTGGTAACAAAGATAGATTTGTTATATTTTGGAATAATAGAAATATTCACAGGAAACATCCAGGTGATGTAGTTTTAGCTTACAAACACTTTTGTGAACTTGTAGATAAAAACGGTGGTAATGCCGCAAATGATTGTCTTTTATTGATGCACACACAGCCAATTGATCAGAATGGAACTGACTTGACTGCCGTAGTATCTGAACTGTGTAGTGAATATCCAGTAATGTTTAGCGATAAAATTGTACCGCCGGAAGGATTAAATGCTCTTTACAATATTGCAGATGTTACATTGAACATAACTTCAAATGAGGGGTTTGGTCTATCTACGGCGGAGTCAATAGTCGCCGGTACACCTATTATTGTAAATGTTACAGGTGGTATGCAAGATCATTGTGGATTTATTAACCCAAAGACAGGTAAGTATTTTAGTGAAGACGACTATATTGAAATAAAGACACTCCACAGAAAAGAAGAATGGTCAACATTACAACACGGAGAATGGGTAAAACCCATCTGGCCATCAAATATTTCACTTCAAGGTTCTGTACCAACACCATATATTTTTGATGACCGAGCAGATTTCAGAGAAGCCGGTGATAAACTATACGAGTGGTATAAGGTTCCAAGAGAAGAAAGAAAGGCTGCGGGCTTAAAGGGACGAGAATATGCAATGTCAGAAGAAACAGGAATGAGTCGAGAACATATGTCAGCGAGAATTATTCAAAGTATTGATACTGTGTTTGAAAACTTTAAACCAAGAAATAGTTACGAACTACATTTAGTGTGAGGATAAAATGAGTCATAAACCAGAATTAGTATTTTGCGGACCAGTTACAACACGTAGTGGGTATGGTGATCACTCCAGAGATCTACTCACTTCTCTTTTTGAAATGGATAAATACAACATAAAAGTAATTTCTATAAATTGGGGAGATACCCCAATGAACGCACTTGACAAAGAAAATCCAGACCATAAAAAGATAATAGATGCCATAATTCCAGGATTAACACAACAACCGGATATTTGGATTCAATGTACAATACCAAACGAATTCCAAGCCGTTGGTAAGTATAATATAGGTGTAACGGCGGGTGTGGAAACGGATTTATGTTCGGGTGAATGGATAGAAGGCTGTAACCGAATGAACTTGGTAGTTGTTCCATCTAAACACGCTAGAGATGTTTTTGTTGGAGCAAAATATGAAAAGAGAGATAAACAATCTGGACAAGTAGTTGGTAATCTTGAAATAAATGTACCAATTGAAATTCTCCATGAAGGTGTCAGAACTGATATTTTCAATAAAACTCTACCATCCTCTGAAACATTAACAAATACTTTGAATGAAATCAAAGAAGATTTTTGTTATTTGTTTGTTGGTCACTGGCTCAAGGGTGATTTTGGACAAGATAGAAAAGATGTCTCTGGTCTGATATACACATTCCTTGAAACATTTGGTGATACTGAAAATCCACCGGCTCTCATATTAAAGACTTCGGGTGGTGCATTTTCTATAACAGATAGAACAAGAACTTTGGATAAGATAAAACTTATAAAACAAATGTTAAAAAAGAAAAACTTACCAAACATATATGTTCTTTATGGTAATCTAACTGAACAAGAGATGAACACTCTTTACAACCACGAAAAAGTAAAGGCAATGGTTTCATTCACAAAGGGTGAGGGTTATGGAAGACCGATTGCAGAATTTATAATGTCTGGAAAACCAGTCTTAGTTTCAGGCTGGAGTGGTCAAACTGATTTTGTTAATCCAGCCTTCCACACATATCTTGACGGGGAACTTAAACCAATTCACGAAAGTGCAGTTTGGGAAGGTGTACTTAATAAAGATTCAAGTTGGTTTACAGTTAATTATAGACTAGCAGCTGAAACTCTTCAAAGGGTTTATAAGAAGTATAAGACATATCTATCTGAATCCAAAAAGTCTGTAAATGAGATGGAAACAAAATGGTCTTATGAATCCATGAGAACAAAGTTTGATACGATTTTAGAAAACTATCTTCCAAAATTTGCAGAGAAGGTTTCTTTGAAATTGCCTCAATTGAAAAAATTACCAGTATTGAAAAAGGTTGAACAGGAATGATATCATATACAACAACAGTCTGTAATGAAGATAGGGAACTTGATAAACTCTTAAATATTTTTCGAATGAGTATAAGTCAAGAAGATGAAGTAGTTGTTCAACTTGATTCAGAAAAAGCAACACTTGAAGTACGAGAAATTTGTTCAAGGTATAAAGAAAAAATACCATCACTTAAAATTATAGAGTTTCCATTAAACAATGATTTTGCGTCTTTTAAGAATAATTTAAAATCACACTGTACAAAAGAATGGATATTTAATATTGATGCTGATGAAATGCCCTCTGCTTTTCTTATTAGTAATATATCTGAAATTCTAAAATCGAATTCTGAGCTAGATCTTTTAATAGTTCCTCGGTGGAACATAGTAGATGGTATTACAGAAGAACACATAAAGAAGTGGAGATGGAAGTACGATGAACAAGGCAGAATAAATTGGCCAGACTGGCAAATGCGTATCTATAAGAATAAAGATGAAATAAAATGGAAAAACAAAGTCCACGAGGTTCTTGAAGGTTATGCTAAGTTTTCATTTCTGCCTGAGGACAAGGACTATTGTTTGTTTCATAATAAAACAATAGAACGTCAGGAAAAACAAAATAACTTCTATGGTGAAATACAATGATATTCATTACAACATTTACAAAAGAGATTTATAATTTTTGTGGCAAAAAGTTACTTCAATCATTTGTTGAAAGTGGTAACTCCGAATTACACCAATTATTTGTTTTCTTTGAGAATGAAGAAGATCTTTATACAGAAAATTACCCAGACTGGTTAGTCGAATGGGCGGATGAATCTTCTATGATATTCATCAATCTAATGAACTATCAATTCAACGGAAATAAGATAATTGATTTCATTGACAAAGAACTCTCTCAAAGAATAAAACACGTAAACGAATATTCTAGTCCTCGTAGTGTAAAATGGTTTAGACCTGTTGCTGCTATTCATTTTACAAATGAATTATTAGAAGAATCATTCTGTTCCATAGACGCGGATTGTATTTTTACCTCAAAAGTGGAAGAGGAATATTTAGAAAATATTATGGGAAAACACAATGTTACATTTCTCGGAAGAGAAAATTTTAACATTATGAGGCATGGTGGATATGATCAGAATGGCAATTATATTCACACGAACACCGTTCCAGCAACAAATGCAGATAGACACACCGAAACAGGATTTATAGGTTTCAATTTATCAATTGATGGTACTCGTGATTTCATAAAAAGGAATTTTGATTATTGGATTAGTGGTGATGTTTTGGATTTAGAATTCAAAACAGATTGTCACACGTTCGATGCCACCAGAAAAGAATTGGATTTAAAGTACAATAATTTATGTGAACCTATGGGAGAAATTTCTCCAATTGGTTCCCGTGTAATAGAAGCATCTCTTGTTGGGAAGTTTTTAGTTCATCACAAGGGAACGATTGGGCCAACGCTTTATGCAAAAGGTAAACTTTCATGATACCCATAGCCGTACCAAAATTAAATAAAAAAGAAAAAAAATTAGCAATACGTGCTATAAAGAATGGCAACATAGCACATGGTGAACACATAGAAGAATTTGAAAAGAAGTTTTCTGAATTTTGTAGCAGAAAATACGGAGTGACGTGTAGTAATGGAACTACTGCTTTATACATTGCAGTAAAGGCTTTAAATCTTCCAAAAGGAAGTGAAGTGATATTACCATCTATGACAATCCTTTCTTGTCTGACGGCAATAACTGAGAATAATTTGTCTCCCGTTTTTTGTGATATAGATTCAAAAACTTTAAATGTAGATTTTGATTCTATTGTAAAAAAGATTACAAGTAAGACATCAGCGATAATCGTGGTAAATACATATGGGTTGATGGTGGATGTAGACGCAATATCAAAAATAAAGAAAGACTATCCACATATTAAAATAATCGAAGATGCCTCAGAATCTCATGGTGCGAGATACAAAGATATAATTGCTGGTTCAATCGGTGATATAAGTACCTTTTCTTTTTATGCTAATAAGATAATAACAACTGGCGAAGGTGGGATGGTATTAACTGATGACGAAGATGTTTATGCATCATTGTTGAAGTTACGAAACTTAAATTTCTTAGATAGAAAAAAATATATACATTCCGATGTGGGCTTTAATTTCAGAATGACAAACATTCAATGTGCAATGGGAATAGGCCAATTGGAAAATATCAAAAAAACTATCAAACATAGAAGACGTATTGCAAAAAAATATAATAAATGTTTCAAAGATAATTTGTATATTACAACACCATTTGAAGATGACATTTACTATAATGTTTATTGGTATTATACAATACGTGTAACAAAAAATTATGATGAAGTTTTGAATGCTTTAACGGAGAATGAAATAGATTATAGACATTTCTTTTATCCATTACATAAACAATCTTTTATTAATTCAAAAGAGAAACTAAAAAATTGTGAAGACGCATTCTCTACGGGTATTATATTGCCAACTTTCAGTGATTTAACTTCAAAACAAATTAGATTTATATCGGAGACTATCATAAATGCAATCGGGAAATAAATTAAATTTGGCCTGTGGGCAAATGTATCTTGACGGATATGTGAATATTGATAACAAGTCTATGTACCACGGCGATATGAAGGTAGATATAATTGATGATGTATTTACTATGACATGGGAAAATAATTCAGTAGATGAAATAATACTTTCACATTTTGCTATGTATATCTCATTCCAAGATATGAGTACACTATTAAAGAAGTGGTATAATTGGATGAGACCCGATGGCAAATTGATTATAGAAACTGGAAATGTCAAGTCTATTGCTAAACTGATATTGGAAAGTGAAGACCCAAATGAAATAAATGGCAGTAATGGAGTACGTCAATTATTTGGATGGGAAACTACAGCAGGACACAAGTGGGCTTGGTGTCCTGAAACACTTGGTGATTTAATGCTAAAATCTGGTTTTAGAAATATTGAGTTCGGTGAAGGATATTTTCACGGAAACCCACAAAGAGATTTTTTGATAGTTGGTACTAAATAAGGAGAGTTTCATGAGAGATGTTCGTAATACAAATGTATGTGTCATAGGTGGTGCCGGTTTTATTGGTTCACATCTAGTTGATTATCTTATAGAGGATAGAAATTGTAATGTAGTTGTACTTGACAACTTAATTACAGGACAAACAAAAAACATAAATAAAAAAGCAAAGTTTATATGGCACGATATTCGTGATAATGAAAATGAACTTGCTCGTATTTTCAGAGAAAATAATATTGAATATGTTTTCAATTATGCGGCTGAACCATACATTCCTGAGTGTTTTGAAAGACCAATGCATTTCTTTGATATCAATGCGACTTCTGTACTTCGTGTACTTAATGCCTGTCAACTAACAGGGATAAAGGGATTACTTCAAGTTTCTTCTGCAGAAATTTACGGAGACATGACTGGTAAAATTAGTGAATCAGATCCAGTTGTTCCACACTCGACGTATGGTGTTTCTAAATTGGCAGCTGATGGACTTGTTCAAGTTCGTTGGAGAGAAGCTGGTGTACCTGCAATAGCTCTAAGACAGTTTAATTGCGTTGGAGAAAGAGAAACACACGAATACGTTATCCCTGAAATTATTTCACAATTAGCAAAATCCAATTCTTTAAATCTTGGTAATAATTCATTTAGAGATTTTTTGTATGCTGGTGATGCGGTTATTATGGCAGTTGAGTTGTTGGAAAAAGGCGAGTTCGGCGAAGTCTATAATATGGGCAGTGAGGGTGGTATAAAGATATATGAATTGGCAGAACTGATAGGTAGATTGATGGGTCATGATCAAATAGAAATAAATGTTGATCAGGCACGTGTTCGTCCGTGGGAAATTTGGCACTTACAATCTGATAATTCAAAGTTATATTCTGTCATAGAATCAAGACCACAAACTTCACTAGAAGATGCACTTAATAAAACAATACAGTATTTTTATCAAAATGGAAACACATGGAATTGGATAAAGTGAAACCAATGTATTATGTAACAGACTGGTTAGTTGAGCCAGGTAATTACAAATATGATTACCATAGATTTCCGCAGGCATACATAGAACTAATGCCATGGTATATTTTAAATTGGAAAGACATAGATAATGTAATATCTGGAACAGACAACATCATCTTTATGAATACACCCGTAAGTGATGAACTTGTTAAGTTAAAAAAAATAAAAGAACTTATACCAAACAATAAAGTTATTTTAGTACAGGAAGGATGTTGGTGGGATTGGTTTGAATGGCCAGCAGCAGAACAAGAACTTTATGTTGAAATTTTATCAACGTGTCACGCATTTTATTGTAGTAAAGATATTGAAAAAGACGCGAGGATATTTACAGACAAACTTTTGTTTGGGAGAATATGTACAAACCAGATGGCAGAATCTGCTAGGGGGTGGGGTGGAGAATATGTATTTATTGCAAATCCAATAAAGAGATTTCAACGTGGAATGATTGCACATAAAATAGTAAATGATTCTGTTCCATATGATGTGCCGATTTATTCTATGAAGTACAATAGACCTAATAGTTTCAATCAACTATTATCATTTCCTGATTCGTATAAAATGGAGAGATTTAATCTCGTGGATAGTATGCCTCTAAATAATTGGTATGGTATGATATACAATTCAAGATTTGGTGTAGACATCGCAAGAGATCACGCCGGCGGTAATATAGTTCTAGAATTTGGTTCACTTGGAGTTCCTTTAATTGGAAACATAGAACTTCAACCACAAAGTGATATATTTCCAGATTTATCATTTGAATACCATGATGTTGATGGTATAAAAAATGCAATCAATTTACTTTTGAATGACAAAGACTTTTACAACGAAGTTTCGCTAAAGGCTTACAATCGTGTGAAAGAATATTGGAACAGTCAGACGGTGGTAGATGAATTCAAAGAAAATTTAAAACAATTTCTGTAAGAGGATTTATGAGAAAAAAAGTATGGTATGCCCCAAATAAGTTTGAATCATATGGGGAAGAAGAAATAAAGGCAGTAGAAGAATGTTTACGTGATGGTTGGATTGCAGGATTCGGCCCACGTTCAATCAAGTTTGAAGAACTTGTTGCACAATACTTCGGTAAGAAGTTTGGTGTGTTTGTAAACTCTGGCTCATCTGCCTGTTTACTTGCACTTGCCTCACTTCAACTTCCAAAGGGAAGTGAAGTCATCACACCGGCCTGTACGTTTTCAACAACGGTTGCACCAATGGTTCAACTTGGATTGAAACCAATCTTCTGTGATGTTGGAATTAGAACATATGTTCCTTCTGTTCAAGATGTAATAAATCTTATTGGCCCAAATACAAGAGTGATTATGATTCCAAATCTAATCGGTAATAAACCAGATTGGAAAGAAATCCGTACACACCTTGTTGCCATCGGTCGTGAGGATATTGTTCTGATTGAAGACTCTGCCGATACAATGACATATACACCGGAGTCAGATATTTCAACAACATCTTTCTATGCCTCACACGTAATCACCGCCGGTGGTTCAGGTGGTATGGTAATGTTCAATAGTGAAAAACTTCGTGATGTTGCTTTACAATTCCGTGATTGGGGTCGTATTGGAAA